GTTGCCAAATATACTTAAGTTACCATTAACAGTTAATTTATCACTTGGCGAAGTAGTTCCTATACCTACGTTGCCAGCTTTTGCTATAGAAAGTATAGTTACTAAGTTTGAAACATTATGTCCTGTTGAATGTATTCTAAAATCATCTGCAGAGGCATCAAAACTTTTTAATTCTAGTGTATTTGCAGAAGAGTTATTTACAAAGCCAAACCCTTCATTTGCATTTCTCAATAATAAACTTGAAGCATGATTGTTGGCATCTGAGCCTACTAAATCAATAGCAGCTTCTTCACCATGAACTCTTATACCGCAATCTTGTGCATAATCATAATAAAATACACTTGGCCCTGAACCTTGACCTGCTACATCTAATTTAGCTACTGGTGCAGTCTTACCTATACCAACTTTGCCTGCTGAATCGATACGCATACGTTCTGAGCCACCAGTTTCAAATGTTGTAACTGTTCCACCTGAACTTGAACCAATTAATTGATTATATGTTCCATTGTTATAACTTCTTAGTTTTAAATCTGTGTTACCTGAACTGCCTGTAAGAGCATCTATATTAACTACTCCTGATGAAGTAGGATATAAATATAACCCATAGCTATTACCTGTACCTGATAGTGCTGTTGTTGAACCACTTATTTCAAGAGTACCAGTAACATCTATCCCTGTGTTGGTTGTTTGAAACTTTTGATTGCCATTATGGAAAAGGTAAACTGGGCCTTGATTAATAAATGTTGCAAATCTTGTTGAATCATCATTATCACCTATAACAACATCATCTTCTGATAATATTTTTATATCATCACTGCTACTAAAACCACCAATAACTAAATCACCAGTAGAATTTTTAATATGAGTATTTGTAGAATCGTGATAGATTTGTAAATCTGAACTTGTACCAAAGTTTGCTTTTACATTATCAAAATGTAGTGTTTCTTTATTAAATGTAGTTCTGGTATGACTGCCATCAATCCTAATATATTCTACTATGCCACCACTGCCATTATCTGTTTCAAATACTATATCTTTGTCGTCTGAATAATTAACAAAATATAAGTTACCTGTATAGTTTCTAAGATATGAATGTAAGCCTGAATGTGATAATTGAATATCATCACTGTTACCAATTTTTAACACACCTGTATCTGGTAATGTTATGGTATGTGAAAAGTCAAACTCATCGTTAGTTGCATTCCAAAGTAATGTAGCATCTGTAGAAGCATCAACTGCATCTTGGATAGTAATACCAGCTCCATCGGCTGTTGAGCTTGAATCGCCTGTGGAGTAATTGATTGTTATGTTTTTGTCTTCGACATTTAGATTGGTTGTGTCGATTGTTGTTGTGGTTCCAGAGACTGTGAGGTTGCCACCTATGGTTGCATTACCACCGAGGTAAAGGTCTTTGAATTGAGCATTACTTTGACCTAAGTCTGTGGTGTTGTCTGATAAAGCACCAGCATCTGTGACTGGTAATACTGCTTTTGAACTAGCAGCTAATCTTAAAGCTGCATGATTACTGTCAGGGCCAGCTATGTAAATATCACCACTAACTGCACCAATAGCTCCAAATTCTGAACCATCTTTTCTAAATTGTAGTACCTGACCATCGCTACCTGTATTATTTAATATTAAACAAGGTTGTGTTCCTGAAGATTCTCTAGCAATCGTAGATGGTCCATTCGGGTCTAGTAAAATACCACCACCTGCAGTTGCACTGTATAGTGTTGTTGAAGTAGTACCAACTAATAAGTTGCCTGAACCATCAATTCTCATACGTTCAGTAGTATTATTATTATCAAATATTAAAGCATTTAGTGAATTATCGTGGTAAATTCTTGCTACATCAGTACCACCACTTTGGAATATTAAAAATGGGTCTTCATTAGCACCTGTACCTGTACCACCTGAATCTGCTGATATTCTTAAAATAGCATTATCATTGGTTGATTCAACCTTGGCTTCTACATTGCCAGAACCACTAACGTGCAACTTAGAACTAGGCGAAGTAGTTCCTATGCCAAGGTTGCCGCCATTAGCAAGTCTTAAATACTCGGTATCACTACTACCACTATAGTTTTTACCTATTGCTAGGTCGTGGTCATTATTAGCATTTCTTATAGAACGAATATAGTTATAGTCTCCACCACCACCTAAATAAAAGGAACAGTCATTAAAACCATTTTCAAGTGTTAATTTAGCGTCTGAAGCTGCTGCTGAAGTAACTCCTATACCTACGTTGCCTGAACTATCTATGCGTAGTCGTTCATTCAAAGTATTTAAGTTACCTGTACTAAACGACATCGCATTGTATGCAGGATAAGTAGTGCTAGAAGAAGAATCATCGAATACTTTTATTTGTCCTCTAATTTTTTCTGTTGTTGAGCCATCATCAACTCTGAAATTAATAGTTCCTACAGTATCTCCTGAATCCCAACCAGTACCATCAAAACTATTGGTGATGCTCAAAGTAGCACCATTGGTTTGGTCAGATTTTGCTATTTCTAAAATTGATGCTGGCGAATTAGTTCCTATGCCTACGTTGCCTGATGAGTTTATAAATACACGATTTGCGTCTCCACTTCTGAGTTTTAAAGTATCTGTGCTGTTATCATAGTTAATACCGCCAGCATTGCTATCATCTGCATCACCAAAATCTATGTAAGATACACCATTAGCTGAAGCTGATTTGATATTAATACCAGCAAATTGACCAGTACTTTCTACAGATAGTAAATTAGTAGGCGAAGTAGTTCCGATACCCAAGCCTGTACTGTTGATACGCATACGTTCAGCATTACCAGCTCTAAATTTCATATTGTTAGTAGCATGGTCATATTGAATCCAACCTGCTGCAACTGCATCTGGGTCTGTAAAAGCTATGGTTCCTGCTTTATCGTTTGGTGTTGCTAGGGTAATACCGATAGAGTTGTTGTGTTCAAAAATAATATCATCAGCATAAGCAGTAAAACTTGTTACACCTGAACTACCTTGTGTTGTTTGTAGTTTTACAGCACTATCAAGTTTTGAAGCATTACCAATGGTTATCGCACCATTATCGTGGATACGCATGGCTTCAGTAGAGCTATTTACAGCAAAAGATAATGCCATGCCTGTATCTGCTTGTATTTGCGAATATTGATTACCATTAGCGAAGTTAGGATTTATAACTAAGGCTTTACTAGAACGTGTAAATCTTACAGCACTTCCATCTACATCTAATTTGTAAGCTGGCGAAGTAGTTCCTATACCAACATTGCCTGCTCGTTCTATAGTTAAAGCTACACCATTACCATTATCTTCAAATTTGAGTTTTCTAGCATCTGATTGGTCATTAAATATATTCCAGTAATTATTACCAGTAGATTCTAGTTTTAGTGTTGCATCACCACTTGTACCTTCAATATTAATTTGTGCAGTTCCAGAAGCTACGTGTAAGTTACTATCTAGGTTTGAACTTATACCTATACCAACGTTGCCTGAGCTGTCGATACGCATTCTTTCATTTGCACCATTAGTTTGAAATACTAAAGGTTTAGATGAGTATGAACGTATCAGAGGGTTTGCAGAGCCATCAAAAGATAAAGCTCCAAGTGCTGTTGTATCACCCCATTGTAGGGCTACACTACCATTACCAAAAGCATTTACTGTACTAGATGCAGAAATTCCACCAGTAACATCTATTCCTGTTGAGGTGGTGGCTAGTTTTTCAGAAGCACTATGATAAAGTTTAACTGTACCAGCATTACCACTATCTATACATTCAATAAAGGTGTAACCAGCAGAATCAGTTAAGAATAGATTAGTACCCTGTAAATATAAATGTCCAGTACCACCATCTTTAATAACACTATTAGAACCATTATGGAAGATTTCTAAATCACCACTATCACCAAATGTCGCTTTGACATTATCCATGTGCTTAGAGTTTTTATGGAAATTAATTAGTTCATCACTACCATTAACTCTCATGTAAGGTGTTGTGCCACCAGAGCCATCGTCAGTTCTAAAGTAAATAGAAGCATTATCAGTATCGTTTTGTAATGTTAAATCACCTGTAAAATTTCTAAGATATGAAGTAGAACCATCATGGTATATTTGTAAATCTTGACCAGCACCTAGTCTAATTCTTTCATCATCACCTAGGTCTATTTGGTCGGCATATACCACACCATCTATGTATAAGTCTTTCCATTCCTGTGAAGAACTGCCAAGGTCATAAGTATTGTCATCGTCTGGAATAATGTTTGAATCTATATCAGCTCCAAAAGAAACTGTGTCGGTTGCTGCGTTACCAAAGGTTAGATTACCGTTGATAGTTGCGTTACCGGTGACTGTTAGATTGCCTGAGACTGCAACATCGTTAGTAACATTTAAATTACCTGTTGGGATATCAACTCGACCATCATTTCTAATACTAAATAATGAAGTTCCTCCAGAGTTTCTAGCAATTAAAGCATGAGCAGAACTATCTGCTGATGAACCATTTATTTGTAATCTAGCTCCCGGAGAGGTTGTTCCTATACCAACATTACCAGAGGTAGCTAGTGTCATTCTAGTAGTACTATTAGTTTTTAAATCTAATCTTGAATTTGTTGAAGTACCTAAAACACCTGCTGATGCTTGGGCTTGGGCAAACACTACTGCTCCACTTGCTCTTTCTATTTTAAGGTCTGCATTACCTGTATCTTTGATGTGTAGGTTTTCGTCAGGTGAATTAGTCCCAATACCAACATTACCAGCACTATCTATTCTTACTCTTTCGGTATTACTTGTACCAAAAGTAATGTTTCCAGCTTCTCTATTATTTATTGTAAATGTACTACCAGATGTTACTAAAGCTATACCATCACTAGCAGTTGTTCCAGTTGTTGAATTAGTAAATTTAATTTCAGAATTATTAGTGTCGTGAATATGTAATCCTGAACCACCTGACTGCAAAGCTGGTGCAGTAGAGATTCCTATACCTATATCACCATTCGGAACATTAAAATTATTACTTGCATCAATAAATGCTGATATTGTATTGTAAGCTCCGTTGGCATCTGTATCTTGTAAGAAATATAAAATACCTCCATTTTGTCCTACGTGCCAAGCATTAGATGCCTCTGTATCTCTAAAATAAACTGATGGATTTGTTCCTGATATAGAAACACCTTTAAAGGCTTGTGATTGACCTGTTACTGATATATGACCTGTAACATCTATACCATCTTGACTTGTGGCTAGTTTGGCTGCGTTGTTGTGATAAAGAGTGACTGCACCATCTTGTGCGAATGTTGCCATATTTTCAGTTAAAGCACCATTCATAATTCTTAAGAAATCTGAACCTATACCAAGTTCACCAGTACCAGTGTCTGATATATAACTATTAGAACCATTGTGATAAATCTCTAAATCATTACCAGTACCAAAGTAGGCTTTAGAGTTGTCTGGGAAGTTTAAGTGGTTACTACCAAATGTCCAATAATCATTGGTTTCATTCCATAGTAGTGAGACATTAGTTGACGTACCTCGTTCTACTTCGATACCACCATTCTGTGATGGTGTCCCTGTCTCATCTGAATTAAGAACAATAATGTTATCACCGATATTAACTTCATTACTGTTGACTGTAGTTGTAGTGCCGGAAACAGTTAGATTACCACCAACAACAACGTTGCTTGTCGTAGTTACTGTGGTAAAAGTACCAGCTGCTGCTGAGTTAGCTCCAATGACTGCACCGTCTATTGAGCCACCATTGATATCGGCAGTGTCGGCTACTAAGCTATCAATATTAGCTGTGCCATCTATAAATAAATCTTTAAACTCTAAAGAGCTTGAGCCTAGGTCAATGTCGTTGTCGGTGACTGGTAGGATAGCTCCATCGGCTATGTAGAGCTGTTGAGTTGATGTCCCTGAGACATCTATCCAAAATTCTATGTGGTCATTGGTTGTATCTATTAAAATTTTGTTGAGTGGTGTTACTAAACCTGCATCACCTATTAGGCCGATAACTGGGCCTTCAGCAGCTGTGCCATCGTGTTTGTGTCCTGAAGTATTACTAAATACTGCTAATAACTGGTCATATTCGTTATTAAATAATGCTGCTGTAATGGTATCGCCATCACTAAAAGTACTTTGTCGGATATATCCTGCCATTCTTATCTCCTACCTGAAGGTATATAATCTACATAGAATCCATTCACGATATAAGGTGCATTGGAATCATTGCTTGAGAATCTAAAATTGTTACTGTGGCCACTACCAACTAGTGATTCTCTAACTAGTGGTTGTTCAGCTGCACCAAAAATTGCTGAGCCAAATATAGCATTACTAAATGTTGCTGGTTCTGGTACTGAGTCTAATAAAATACTGTCTGGTTGTGGGACATCAAGATTACCAAAATCAAACTTAACTGTTAGTGTTGGTTGCACTGTCCCTTCTGGTGTTATAGATATCTTAATGTAATGCAAAGTTTTTAAAGTACCAAAGTCACCATAATCATAGTCTGGTGTTTCATAAATAGCATTTATGTTAGTACCATCAAAACTATGACCAACATCATGGGTATAAACAAACCCATTAGTATCACCATGGTAATAAACCTCAACACCATTTTGGTCAAAGTTTGAATTAACGTCTGTTACTTCCAAACCTTTTGTTTCAGACCATTGAAACCCATTAGGTCTTAATGTGCCAATAATCCCTTCTTGAGCTGAATTAACTGAGAGAGGATTAGTATAATACAATCTATACTGTGACTTTTCTCGTATAACCAAACTAGTTACAGTAAAGTCATCAATGTTTCGAGCTAGGTCACTAAGCAAAGGTTGTATTTGTTTTGATACTGTGCCTAGTTCCACGTCACCAATTCTAGCAGTACCAGCAACTGTTCTAATACCATCTGGTGCTAGAAAGACTAAGTCACCACCAATCTCTTGAATACTGTAGCCACTTAAGCACCCTACGTTTTCCGTAATAGGGTCTATTCTAATACTTGATGAATCATTAATATTAATTAGTTTATGAATACTGTTTTCACAAAAGACAATTAAGTCTTCACGGAAACCTTTAATACCAACTACTTGGTCTGATATGGTTACTGAACCTGCTCCTGAGCCTGAAAAGTTATCAGGGTCATTATACACACTGTAGTAAACTGTACTTAAATTATTTTCTACTCCTGCTGCTATTAAGTGATGGTCATGGACTGTAATGTGTTTAACTCCATTAGTACCATCAACAGTAATTTCAGAAGCAAAAAATGTTCTGGTATTTAAGTTACCAGACCCTTCCATTCTAAAGCTATAAACTTTATTAGCTCCATCGGCTATTAGTAGTTCACCATATTCAAAAGTTGCACCTTCAAATAAAGCAAAACTACATTGTCCTTGTCCTGTTCTATTTAAAACACTACGACCTGTAAAGGTTGTGTAGTTATCACCACTTACTCCGACTGAGCTTCTATTAATTTGTAGCCAAGTAGCTCCATCATTACTAAAATAAATATCATCACTAACACAAGCAACAACTCCATCAGCATAAGGAAATACTCCTAGTATGGTTGCTGTACTACCTGCTGGTTGTGCTGGAGTAACATCACCAACTTTATATTTAGTGTACCCATTTATTCTACGATACCCACCTTCAATAGAGACTTCAAAGTTTTGTAGTCTAGAAGCAACCCCGGGAGTTTTTAATAAGTCAATAGAGTTTGATGAGGTTACAAGACCACCATCACATGCAACTGTATAAGGTTGGGAACGTGCCATAAATTAAAAATATCTTCTATCATCAGTCATATACTTAGGCTGAGGATTCATTAAGTTTGATTTCATGCTCTTCATAGCTTTTCTAAAATCATCTAAAGCAAAAGCTGCTTGTTGTGGTGATTCTTTAAACTGCCATACATAATATCTAACTCGTGAAGTTATAACATTACTATATTGTTCTGGGAGGACTATAGTGTCACCATGAGCTGATAAAGCTGTTGGCTTATTAAAAGCATAAAAATGTATATTATAAACTTTATCAGGTATCGGACTTAGTCCAAACTTTCTACTATCTGGAGATTTAATAACATATCTAGGTTCTCCATATACCTGTCCATCAGCATCGTCTGCATTTTCTGAGTCTCTATAATTACTCTTCCAATCAGCCAATGTTAAAAACTTTAAACCTTTAGAAACATAAGGAGCTGATTCGCCTGACACATTAATAGTTGTCATATAAAAATCATCCCAATCTATTGAAGCATAGTCATCAGCTAAACTAGAACTACCAGCTTTTAATAAGTACCATCTAGTACCTGCAACACTAGCAACAGTTACATTACCATAGAAAGGGTCAGTAGCTCCACTAAGACCAGCAGATAAAAAAGGTAACTGAGGTTCTTCATTAGCAATATCAAAGATTGCTTTATTAACCATATCTTTAACAAAAGCTTGAATACCTTTAGCATTTGCAAAAGTTGATGTTGTTAAAGGAACTTCATTTAGTTCTCGTAACACTTCGTTAGTTATATCTAAGTATGTTGTTGCCATTATTTTTTATGTTTCTTTTGAATTTCAAAGTTAGCTAATAAACTTGCTCCTTTATGTGGCACAAACTTACCAGTATGTTTCATAAGCTTATAAGACTTACCGGACTTCATCCAGTGATAGCCTTTAGGTGCTTTAACCTTCATTATTTCTCGCCTTCTATTTTCATGGTATTCATACCAGCCATAGAACTGCATTTATTTTCCATATCATAAATAGAAGCAAAGCCACCTTTATTGTATTTAACTCTACCTCCACCCATCATTTTTTTCTTTTTAGACATACCACCGTACATCTTTTTGTCTCTTTTTTTATCTCCGTAATGCATAATCTCTCCTATAAAAAATGGAAGGCTCCGAAGAGCCCTCCGAAGTATCGTTAGTCTACTAGGTAGAAAGCTGATACTAAAGCTTTTGGTCTAAGAACTTTTGCTCCATAGACGTGTAACCCTCTAACAATGTCACCGAAGGAATCAGGGTCTCTGATAACTTCTGTTGATGTAATTGTTTGAGCAGTTGACACTGCAGACATGTGTCCAGCTAGGACTTTACCTGTAGCATTTGAAGTTGATGCAATGTTATTTGATTTGTACATTGAAAAACCTCTTAGTTTACCACTAGATACTAAGCCATTTCTAATTGAACCTTGTCCAGCATTAAAGTCTACTGACAATAGTTTTGAACCTGACTGTGATAGTTCCTCGTAAAAACTTGGAGGAGCTACAAAATATCTACCTTCTTCAGGGACATTTTGGTCATCAAGTAATCTTGCCATTCTAGCCATAAGGTCTAAAGCATCCACACCTGTTCCGTCTGAACCTAATAGGTCAACAGAATTTGTTGCGTGAGACATAGTTGCATCAGCTGTTGCACTGTCAGAACCAATGATATGGTCTGGTGAACTTGAAGATACTCCTGCGAACATCTTAGCTAAAACACCTTGGTCAAAAGCATCTCTTAATGAGTATGCTGCTGAAGATGTTGCAACTTCTTTAAAGTTGACATGTGACATTTGACTCTCAATATCATCTACGATGAATTTGAAAGCATTAGCTGTATCTACGATAAGAGTTGTTTCTGCATCTGTAAGAACTGTTTTTGTTACATCTGCTCCTCTTTCGTACTGATACACTGTAATTTCTGGTTCGTTAATTATTTTAACAGTGTCTCCAAATCCTGAAATCTCACCTGCGTAATCTGTGTTTGAAATTGCTTCGACAACAGAGGCTTTCCTAAAAAAGTTTAAAACTTTCTTGGAATAAATTTCAGGCAGAAAGGCATTGTTACTAAAGTTAGAGCCAGAACTCTGTGCGAAATTTTGGTCGCTTTGGTTATAAGCCATTTTTCTTTCCTTTAATTATTAAAAAGTTTATCTTTGAATTCTGCCTTCATGCATAGCTTGACTAATCTCTTCTTCGTATTTGTCAAACTCATCCATGCTCATAGCAGAAATCTCCTTAGTAGTCCAAACTTTCTCTTGCTTAGGTTCAACACTTGTTGTTTTAGTTGATACCATATCAGCAGCAGAAGATTTGGTCTTTTTCTATAGCTCTTGAAGCTAGGTCAGCATCATCAGCATTTTTATATACCCAATCTTGAATAGATTGTGGCTGTGATTTTGCCCAGTCGTGAAAGTCATCACTGTTTCTGATATCTTCAAAATCAGGATGTCTGTCGTTCAATCGCTTTTCAGCATCTTTACGAACAAGTTCTTTTTCCCGTTGCTGGAGAGCTTCTAACTTAGCTTCAAGGTCTTTGGACCTTTCAGAAGCTTGTAAGTGTGAAACTGTTTCAACAACTTCGTAAACATCTGGATACTCTTTTTTAAACTCTTCAAGTTCTTCTTGAGACTTCGGAGCCTTATAGCTTTGTCTATTTTTAGTAGCTTCTTCTAATAGCTCTTGCTCTCTTGATTTAAACTCACTAAGCTTTGTATCATAATGTTTCTTTAAATCATCGTATCGCTTTTTGTAGTCTGGTCGCTTATAAGGTTTATCCTCACTTGCTTCCTGTTCTACGGGTTGCTCTACTTCCTCATTTGATTCTGCTTTTGCTGGTTCTCTAAAGAACATCCCATCAGCACTCTCAAATGGTTTATCTTCTTCGTTACTATGCCATGATTTTTTTTCGTTATAAGGATTGGCATTTTCCTCTTTTACTTCAGTAGTCATATTCTTCTCCTACTCAGGGCTTCATTTAAAAGGTAGCTGCGTATGTCGACTGTGCAGGGCTTTTATTTTTAAAGGTAGCCTTTCGGTTAATCTAATGATAGGGTGCTTATGACATAAGGTAGCCCTATCGCCTAATATTAGCTTACGGGTGAAGCTTTACCAGTCATCATTTTTCGAGTTCGTATTTCTTCGACTAACTCTTCTTCCTCTTGCTCAGTTGCTTGAGGTCCAACAGTTTCTCGTTGCACACGAATCTCTTGTTTAACTGGTTCTGGTTCAGTTGGTTCAACCACAAAAGTTTCACCTTCTTCCAGTACTTCGCCTCCGTAAACAAAACCTTGTCTTTCATCTGCTTTAGCTTCAGCATCTTTCATCATACGCATCAATTCATCAGCTCCGATTTCTTCTGTTGCTTTAGCAGTAAAGACAAATTCTCCGTCAGATAACCTTGCAGGTATGCTGTCGGAAACACCGTTGCCCGGACCCTCAACGAGTCCAGCTCCGGCAAACTCTTGAGCAACATCAATCACTTTATCAAATAGTAAAGCTAGTTGCTCATCTTGTTCTAATCTATCTTGAAGCATTTCTTCTTCTTCTTCAGTTAATGCTTCGTCTAATATAAAATCTAAATAGTCCTCTTCCATATCTTCGTCAGAGGCCATTGCTTGTTCTTGTTGTGGTTTCATTAAGATAGCCATTTGACTATCAACATCACCACCTTCTTGGAAAACACCACGACCTTTCAAGATATCGGCTTGAGTAATTTTACCGTCTTTGTTTAAGTCTGGGAATTTTTTAGCCATTATTTTTCCTTAGCTCTTCCTATATTAAGTGCAAACCAATCTAATATTTTATATGCTTTACCTACTAATTTATCATCAGCAGGTGTTGGTGTTAATGCAGCTATCAATGAACAAATTGATACTAACCACGGTATAACACTCACGAGTTTAAGTATTGT